GCCCTGAAAAGGGAAGGAGGATAGATGAAAAACGATGACATCATTGAGGCTGAACACGAAGAACAGCCCATGGAGATCACGGAGGCCATTCCGAGGCCTGCGCCGGTTGCCCTGACCGAAGAGGCAATCGTCGAGATGGAAAAGCAGCTGGAGCTGCGCGAGCGCTTCCTGAAGATTGTACAGAAGACGGTCAAGCCGAAATTCTGGAGGATATTCGGGGAATCGGTCTACCTTGAAGGCGCTGGCGGATATCAGTGCGGCGCCGTCCTGGGGATCAAATTCGATTCCGGGCCGCCCAGGAAAATGCGAAAAGAAAACGGCCATTACATGTGGATATACGAGGTCATTGCCACTCTTGGCGGAAGATCCAGCCCTCCCTGCCTTGGGACATGCGCCTCTGACAACAAGTTCTTTTGCCGGAAGCCAACGGCGAATGCGCCAAAGGCGCTCCCTGTCCCACCAGAAGAGGTTGACGAGGCCAATGTCATGAAAAAGGCATACGAAAATGGCATCAGCCGGGCCGTGACAGCGCTTCCGGGCCGTGACAGCGCTTCTGGGCCTCCGTGGCCTCAAGCGCGAGGACCTCAAATCCATGGGCATCGAGGAAAACAAGACCGGCGGAACCGTGGATTTCAAGAAGGGCTCCAGGGGCGGCGATACACGCAGCGCAGGCCAACGGAACAAGGACACTGCCGAGGAAAACAAGGTCCGCGAGGAAACCAGGGCAGCCTTCAAGGAAATCATTGCCATTGAGGGCGATCTTGTCCAGATGGGCCTTGATTCCGATGAATTCTGGCGCAATGTCACACGCTGGGAGGTCGATGGCGAGGTCAAGCGCGAATTCACGCGCGACGAGGCAGGCGAATACGTCGACAAGACTCTCACCAGATACGGCAATGCAAAGGCCGTTTTTGTATGGAAAAACAACGCCCCGGCCATAGCCGAGGAGATGAAAAAGGAGGTTGAAAGTGCTAAGTGAACTGGTCATGAAGGACAAGGAGGAGAAGACAAAGGACCGCTGGATAACGCGGTCCAACTATGCTTCCCGCCTTGGCGAGGAATGTGTGCGGAAGCTCTGCTATCACCGGACCCACTATGATATGCAGGAGAAAATCGACACCAGGGGAATGGCCCGCATGGACCTCGGAAAGCTTCTCGAGCAGTACAGCCGGGACCAGATCAACGGGGTCCTACGCCAGTACGGAATCGAGATCGAGCGCCAGGAATACCCTGCCAAGTGGGAGGAATTCGAGATCTCCGGGAAGACCGACGGGATCATCTACCTGGCCCAGGCAGAGATAGACGCAGGCCAGATCATCCCTGAGACCAAAAACAAAGACCGGACCATTCCGGTTATCCTGGAAATAAAGAGCGTCCGGGACACGGTCTTTGATCTGATCCACACCCTGGACGATCTCATGAATTACTGGTGGATGAAAAAGTACCTCGCGCAGATCCAGCTTTACCTGATTTCCACCGGATACGAGAACGGGATCATATTCATGGTCTCAACCGACGGGCGCTTTAAGGATTTCATGGTCAAGATGGACCTTGAAGTTGCGGAGGCCTGCGTAAAGAAGGCCGAGATCGTTCAGGAATATCTGCAGGCATATGCCGCTGCAGGCAAGCCACACGACGACATGGAAAAGCTGGAGGGTCTTCTCCCTGAAAGGATCAACCACGACATGGAGACCTGCAAGCGCTGCGATTTCCGCCAGGTCTGCGCCCCGCCAATGGAATTCGGGGACGAGCTGCAGGTAATCGACAATGATGAGCTTGAGAAGAGGCTGAACGAACGGGCGGAAAACAAGCAGCAGCGGGATATCTACGAGAAGGCGCACAAAAAGGCCAGGAAAGCCCTGGGTGGCCGGGAAAATGTCCTGGTCGGACGCTGGCACTGCAAGGGCAAGAAGGACAAACGAGGATCGGTGACCTACGAGTTTATTGATCTTGAGACAGAGGACGCGATCAAGGCGGTTCTGAAAGGAGAAAAGAAGTGATCATCACCCAGCTTGAATCAGAAAACATTAAAAAGCTCAAGGCCATCCGGATAAAACCTGATGGCTCTCCGCTGGTTACAATCGGCGGAAAGAACGGCCAGGGCAAGACTTGCGCCCTGGATTCAATCCAGTACGCCATTGGTGGGAAGGCATCCATTCCGGATAAGCCGATCCGGGAAGGCGAGGAAAAGGCCAGGGTCAAGCTTGATCTTGGAGACTACATCGTCGAGCGGAAATTCTCTCCCAGCGGCTCGGTCGTAACGGTCAAAAACCATGAAGGCGCCACGTTCTCCAGCCCGCAAAAAATGCTGGATTCCATGTACGGGGACCTTTCCTTTGACCCCCTGGAATTCAGCCGAATGAGCCCGAAACAGCAGGCTGAGATCCTGCGCGGATTCTCGCCTTTTGACTTTGAGAAAAACGAAAGCCTTGAGAAGGCGGCATCCGAGGCCCGGACGATCGTGAACCGGGAAATCAAGACGCTCAAGGGCCAGCTTGAGGGTCTGCCATTTCATGATGACGCGCCGGACGAGGAGGTCAACCCGACCGAACTGTACAGAGAAATCGAAAAGGCAAAGGCGCATAACAAGGGATTGTCAGACCTGCATGGATTGTCGCATGACCAGACAAAATACGGAATCACTCTTCAGGAACGAATCGACAGGAACAAAGATGCCATCAAACAACTTCAGGCCGAGATCGAAAAATGGCAAGGAGAGCTCGAGAAATCAAAGGCGACCATCAAGAATGCCGAAGCTGAAATTCAGGCTTTCAAGCTGATTGATATCGCTCCGCTTGAAGAAAAACTGGAGCAGGCCCATGGCCTCAATCAAAAACTGGCAGACAATAAACGCCATGCGGAGATCGCAGAGCAGCTTCAGGAGCGGTCCAAGGCCTCGGATAAGCTGACCCTTGATATCGAGATGCTGCGCGAAGAACGCCAGCTGGCTGTCAAGGACGCCAAGCTGCCGATCGACGGGCTTTCATTCGATTCCTCCGGGATTTCGATCAACGGCATACCATTCGAGCAATGCTCAAGCGCCGAGCAGCTTCGGACATCGGTCGCTGTAGGCCTGGCGCTTAATCCGAAACTTAAGGTCCTTTTGATCAGGGAAGGCTCGCTGCTTGACGAGGACAACCTGAAACTGGTTGCTGAGATGGCCGAAGCGGCCGGGGCTCAAGTATGGGCTGAAAAAGTCGGAAAGGAAGGCGTTGGAATCATCATCGAAGACGGAGAGATTCAGGATGACCAAGCAGGAGCATGAACGCTGGAATCATTGGTGGGAATGGGCATCTCGGGCTGAATTGATGTGGAAGCCCGGGGTGCCTCATAATGGCCCGACCCACCAATGGGATGCTGCAGATAGGGCCATGCTCGATTATCCGGATCTTTTACTGGAAAGGTATGGACGATGACAATCATTTCTTACAAATGGCTTGATGATAATCGGGAAATCATCATAGAAGTTGAAAAGACAAGCGGTTTCTGGATCTGGAAAAAAAAGGAGCAGTTTTTCATCTACAGTGACAGCATCGATTATTTTGTCGTGAAGGATGACAATGTGACGATAATCCCATTGGATGACCCGTTTTTGCGAAGAGTAATTAATATGATAAAGACAATCAGAGCAAAGGACACAGTGAAGGGCTTGGGTCCTTTGCATCTTTTGATGAAGGACAGGTTTTGATTGAGAGGAGAAAAGCATGACGCAGGAAAAGCTCTTTGAAGAAAAGCCCGACGAACTCCTGGGAATCGACTGGGACCAGACCAATCCTTTCCGTCGACGGCCACGGCAGACCAGCAAGGATGCTTACAAGGCCATTGTTATTGACGGTGGCCTGAACGGCATGCAGGCTGAGACCTACGGTATCCTGTACGATTTCGGACCGATGACCCAGGCCATGGCCGTCAAAATCTGGAGGAAAAGAACAGGGTCAGAATCCAGCGCCCCGCAGAAGCGATTTCAGGAGCTGAAGAAAATGGGCGTCATCCAGGAAGTCGGGGTCGAAGCCTGCGCAGTCTCCGGCCGCAAGGTAATCTGGTGGGATGTGACCGCCAGGCTCCCGAGGAAATCCGACATATCGATGAGGCGCGATGCCAAGAAACGGATCTGGGACAATGCCTACGCCATGGTGCAGGCCTGGAGAAAGAACCATTCGCAGGACAGGAAAATCAAGATCCTGCAGCAGCTTGAAGAGGATTTCAGGATTATGGGGGAGGGTGGAAATGCCTATCAAGCCTGAAAATCGCAAGCTTTACCCTCCGGACTGGGACAAGATCAGGGTGGAGATACTCAACCGGGCAGGCCATGCCTGCGAAGGATCTCCGGAATACCCTGACTGCAGGGCCGGGGATCGGCAGCCGCATCCCGTGACCGGAAGCAAGGTAATCCTGACGATCGCGCACATGGACCAGGACCCGACAAACAACGGCGAGCCCGGCAATCGTCCGAACCTGCGCGCCCTGTGCCAGCGGTGCCATCTGACGCACGATGCGAAATGGCGAGCCCAGGAGCGACAGAAACAGAAAGAAAATAAAGGTCGCCAGGAAACTCTTTTTGACGAATTTGAAAAAGGACTTGATTTCGGGGAAAAGTGAATATGATGTGGATATGGAATACCGCGAAATCCAACCTGAATTTTTTTGAGCCAAGCGTGCGGGTCCCACTATCGCGGTGTTCCGGCCTGCGCGTCTTGGCTCCCTTTTTGAGAAAGAAAAATGGCACGCGGCGATACCGAATTCTGCCGGCTTGAAACCGATTTTCCTGTCTCTGAGGAATGCCAGAAGCTGAAAACTCCAGGCACAAAGTGGGCTTACCTCGTTCTCTGGTCATGGGCTGTAGTGCGCCGCAAGTGCCGCCTTACTGCCGACGATGTGCTTACGAACTGCCCGCCGCGTGCCGAAGTGCAAAGGAAATCATTTCGCAGAATGTTGGCAGTGATGGAACTCGCAGAGTTGATATTTATTCATGCGAATGGTGATATAACTGTTTGTGGTGTAAGAAGAAAGCATAAAAAGCTACCATGGAAAGACGATGGAAAAGATGACCCATATGGGGACCATAAGGGGGTGGATAAGGGTCAGGACGAGCGACCCATAAGGGTCAAGAGCCAGAGCCAGAGTAAGACCAAGAGTAAGAGCCCCCCTAACCCCCCATCAAAGGAGCCCGATAACCAGGAAGAAGAGGGCCTTTTGAAAACTGGTTTGACAAGAAATCTTGAGCATGTCAAAAAGGCTGTAAATAAACACTGGCTTGCCCTTGAAAAAGAAGCCAGTAATGATGGACCAGAAATGCAATCTCTTTTTAAATGTTTGATTGAAGACAAAGAACTTGCAGCCGAAAAGAAAAAGACACTCCAATACATCCTTGTTGCAAAGAAGAAAAAGAAGCCGCCGGGGAACTTGATTGTTCTTTTGACGGCGGCGAAGTGGAGCCCGCCGGATGAAACGCATGAAGAGGCGGGAAAGGTGCTGAGAAAATGGGGATTGCTTTGAAAAGAAAACCACCATTCTGGGTCTTCGAGATTCAGAAGGCCTCCGATGCCTTCCACGAGGGCAAGATGACGGCCGATCAGTGGCTTGATTTTGTCAAGGCCCTGATCCAGGACAATCCTGCCTGGAAAGAGGTCAAGGCGGATATGCTGAGAACGCACTCGGATTTCAGGCGTATTGAAAAGGATCGAGCAGCTCAGAGGCCTCCGGAGCCAGAGCCTTTGCCACCGCTCAAGCCGCTGCCAGTGACAAAGCCAGAACCAGTAACGAAACCAGAACCTGAAAAGCCCACCGAAAAGAAATGGTGGATGGAGGACTGATGTCGGATCTGCACAAGGTTATTACGGACGGCCTGACGATCATGTTGAAGTCTTGCCCATTTTGTGGTTCGAGAGACGTTGCGCCACTTTATCGAGCATACCAGGAAACAATGATAAATTGCCGTGATTGTTATGCGCGAGGACCAGATCGTTCTAATTTGGATAAAGCAATTGAAGCTTGGAATGATCGGAAGGAGGACTGATGGAATCATGCGCATGCATTTTTGCAGGGGGCTACCAAGAGGCCCATTTTTATGAGGACAAAATCGTCCGATCAACAAAGCCAAGAAGGTGCGTAGAATGCAACGTGGAAATTCCTCCAGGCGAGAAGCACGAACTTGTCCGGGCTGTTTGGGATCCGCCTTTTTCATTTGACAAAATCAAAAGGATGCGAACATGCAAAGACTGTTTGAGCGTTCGGAATCAATTTTTTTGTAACGGCTGGATTTTCGGCGAAATGTGGGACATGGTCTCATGCCACATTGATGAGATGGACGGACAAATTGCAAGCTCTTGCCTTGTTGGGCTGACGCCGAAGGCCAGGGCGGACATCTGCGACATTATCGAGGAGCTGTGGAAGGAATTGGACGAACTGGAGAAGGAGGACTGATGAAAGTTTCAGAGCTTATCAGTGCCCTTGAAAGATTTGTCAAAAACTTCGGAGATCGGGAAGTTGAATTTTTGATGAATAATTACAGCGAAGATTCTGAACTGGTTTATTTTGATGAGATTCATGATGGGTACAACTCGATTGATAGCGATTTTCATTGTCAACAAGAATGTGTTTGTGAAATCAGGCTAAAAGAGGAGGACTGATGGCCAACTACAAATCCGGCAAAAGCAGAAAGAAATTCCGGGGCGAAGAGATTTGCGTCAATCCAAAGGACTTTCCGCCTGGCAAGATGCAGCGCAGCTGCGGGACCTGCGGGTGGAGAACACCAGAGGGCATCTACTGCGACAAAACAGGAGGCGTGGCAATCCACGTCTGCGAACACTGGGAGCGATGGAAATGAAATGCATTGTCTGCGGCAAAGAATGCCAGATGCCAATCTTCGAGCCTTTCTGCTCGCATCGGTGCGAGAAGAATCCCAAAGCAAAGCGGATCCATCGCCAAGTGCCTCCGAAAATGCCGCCCTGGTTTGACGAGATTATGAAGCTGAAAGACCGAGTGGAACGCCTGGAGGCCATCGTTGAGGAGCTGAAAAAGTATGTCTATTCTGATTTTCAGAAGGATATCGAGAAGAAACAGGCAATAAGCGAGGGTTAGGAATGAGTGACTTACACAAGGAATCAATAGCCCTGATCAATAGGTGGCAAGCATGGGGCAAAGAGGCTGAAGCAACAATCAAAACACTGGAATCAAAACTTAAAGCCTCACGCGGAATTATCCAACTTGTCGCAAACCAGGAATACTGGGATGGCAGGATGTGGATAGGAGACTGCAACCTGCAAGCCCATGCCGAGGACATCAAGCGGGTGATTGAGGCGCTTGGCGGAAGTGGTTGTACCTCCTCAACAGGGCAGACACAAGATGAGCTCTTGTTTGCCACAATCAAAACCCTGGAAGCCAGGATCAAACTCCTTGAGCAGTACGCCGACCACCTAGAGGACTGCCCTGCCAGGGTGTTTGCGATAAAGCCGGAGTGTTTCGGCAAGTGTGAGTGTGGGCTTGAAGAAATGAAGGAGGGAAGATGAATCAGTTAAAACTCAACGAGGTTTTGGACCTTCATAAAAAATGGCTTGATGATAAACCGGATGGAATGAAAGCCAATTTGCAAGGGGCCAATTTGCAAGGGGCCAATTTGCAATGGGCCGATTTGCGAGAGGCCAATTTGCACCGGGCCAATTTGCGAGGGGCCGATTTGCACCGGGCCAATTTGCGAGGGGCCGATTTGCAATGGGCCGATTTGCCACCAGTTACAATGATACTGCTGTGTAGTTGGGGCAAAGTAAATGACGATCTGACATTGGATCTTATGCGATGGGACGCATGGAACCACAGCAACGGACAAGAGGCATTTGATACATGGGTTAAAACTGATAAATGCCCGTATGATGCCGAGCAATTCCAAAGGGCAGCTAATTTCCGAGAAAACAAGGATCTATGGAAAGAACATGGGTTTGCAATACCGCCATCTGCTCATACTCTGGTGATGCGCCTTTTCGATGCATGTGGAGTGAAGCATGGGCCGCTGGAGGAAGTGAAGGAGGAGTGATGGAAGATGCCGAAGTTCGTGTTGCCCAATACGAAGAAGAGCTTGAGTGGATAGACGATCATCTGTTCAAAGACGTAGATACCAAGGCAACCAGAGATTTCATTACGGAGCCTGACAACATCGAGAGCAAGAGGCTGCTTGCCATCTGTGACTTTCGTGACCGAATCAAGGAACTGCAAGCCAAGCTTGAGACTGCGGTGGATGGCTTGAAGGAAATTCTAATAGAAGCTCGTTCGGAATTACGAGGTACAGTAGATAAAGTTGTGCGGATAGAAGAAACAGCATACCAAACTCTCAAATCTATCCAGGAAGAAAGCGAGAAACAAGACACCCGAACACCACCACAAAAAGCCGCTGACCTCTGCCAGAAAATCGAGCAAGCGCAGGAAGTGACAAAGAACAGCAAGCAGGTTTTCAAGAAGGAAGAAAGCGAGGGGAAATAATGCCAAGCAAAAATGAACAGTGGAGAGTAATCCAACAGAACACGGGATGGACAACGCCTGTAGCGTCAGGTTGCCCGAAGCTTGTGAAGTCAATTGTCCTTGTTGATTTCCCGCCAGTGAAAGGGCAGAAGTACAGATCAAGGATTATGGCCAGGGGATTCCAGATTGATGGCATATGCATATCGTCAAAGAAAGGCTGGCCCAAGAATCAGAAACCACCGAGGCCCGTCCGGGTGACAATCGAGGTGCTTGACTCTTGATCAGCAAGCCTGACAAATGCTGCGCTCCCGGCGAATACGCCTGCCAAGTTCCAATGCCACTGAAAGGAAGGATCAATTATATTGACCTTTGCATTGCGGATATTGTTGCTGCCTTAAATGCCGCGAATATCCAGACGGAGGCTAGCTGCTGTGGGCACAGAAAATGGCATGGTTCAATAATGCTTGCCGACGGCAGGGAAATAATTATTTATAGAGGGGAAAATAAAAAAATGAAAGCAGTGAGGGATTACAAGGGACTTCAGACTCTTCTTGCCCAATGGCAAAAGGAAAACTTCGACGAGCCAAATGACAGGGCGCAGCTTCAATTGACGCTTGGAGTCTGCGAGGAATCCGGAGAGCTTGCCCATGCCATCCTGAAGGAAGACCAGGGGATAAGGAAGGATCAGGACCTTGCCGCCCTAGCCGAAGATGCCATCGGCGACATCTGCGTTTACCTGATGCAGCTTTGCACGATCCGGAAGCTTGACTTTTTTGAGATCATATGGAATGTGAGCCAAAAAGTCATGGAGAGAAAAAGGGAAGATCAGATTTGCAGGAAAAAGGAAGAGGAGTAATCCGATGGAAGCAACCTATGCCGGAAAAAAGAAGCTGCAGGTAGGAGACAGGGCCTGCGCCAAGCGCGGAATGATGAAAGGGCACATCGGCCGCGTGGTCAAGGTGACGAAGCAGTACATTGCCCTGCGGTACAGCGAACAGTCAATCTTGACCTTCAGGCCCGATCTTGTGGCCAGGGTCGAATTCAAGAAAAAGGAGAAAGACGATGGCAAAGAAGAAGCAAACAAAGAAGAAGCCTGCAAAGAAAAAGACGCCAACGCAAAGGCTGAAGACTCTGGAAGCCGCATTCAACAAGCAGTATCTGAGCCTGGTCAAGAGAAACCAGGAAATGGAAGAGGCGAGGAAGCTGATCAAGGAGCTGGAAATGCAGAATCAGAGGCTTCAAGTGAAAAAGGATGTCCTTGATGGGCAGGCTGACCAGATAAAGCGGCTTGAAAAGTTCATAGGAAAAACCCCACAAAAAATCAAAGACCTGGAAACCCAGAATCACCAGCTGCGGGTCCACCAGAAGATCAATGAAGGGGCTGTCAAGAAGATCGAAGAGCTTGAGGCTGAAATGGAGAAATGCCAGGCCCAGACAGAAGCAGCAATAAAAAGTGACGAAGCAAGCGACGAGCATCACCGTTATTTTCGAACATGGATGAGGAACAAGCTGAAATTGGCCGAAGACACCCTTTGCATTCCAGATTTACCGCAGCAATCCGCGAACGTCCTTATTGGGACCACCTTGACCTTGCGCGAGGCAATGCAGGTGCATGAAAAATACTGAACATTTATTTCAAAAAAGGTAAAAAACTGTTTGAAAAAAGGTAAAGTTAGGCTAACATCCCCTCAGAAAGAAAGGGGTAAACAATGCCGAAAATAAAGAAAATCAACAAAGCGGATGGAACCGAAAGCTTGATCGAGCTGAACAAGGCCTTGGAAAGACTTTTAGCAGGCTGGTATGATCCAAGCGCGAAGGAAGAAATAGCGCTTGCGCTTCTGGAAACTGACATACATTTCCATACGACCAGCTTTATTTATCACGGCCCTGCCGTAAAGGACCAGGCCAGCGGCCTCCAGAAGATGAAAGAAAAGGGACAAATCTAAGTTTACCCCTTGGTATGTCCCTGGCCCGTAGCCCTGGAGAGGGGCACGGGCCTTACCCAGTTAAACGAAAGGGGTAAACATCAACACATTCCTTGCATACCCAGATTTCCAGAAATCCGCCAAGGTGCTAGACCGCCAACGCTTAGGCAAGGAGCGCCCCGAGGTCTTGCAGATTCTCCGCACCCTCCTTGGCGAATCAAAGGGGTGGCAGAATCACCCAGCCGTGCGGATGTGGGCGGGTTATGAAGGGCAGCTTGCCGCTTATGGCCTTGACATATGTAACGAATGGACAAGCCGTGGATACAAGGATTCTTGTTGGCAAAAGATATTTGATTTGGCAATCAAGCATTCTGTTTTCAACGCAGATTCCTGGAGGCAACCACCATGGCTCGGCAACCGCCGTTTCCACGAATCACACCGAAGCAACTTGCTCCGGAAATATCCAGAGCATTACCGAAAGTTCTGGCCGAAGCTACGGGATGATTTGGACTATGTGTGGCCTGCAGGAAAAAAGTAAATCTGGAAAGGATAAATCATGTCAACTGACATACCATATGCAAAAACAGATAAAGAAGCCAAGGCGGGAATCGAAGAAATTGCTAAGGCACTGGAAAACATGGTGAATTTATCGCCGCGCGCCATTGCCCGCTTTGAAAACGGAATAAAGCGCATAATAAAAGGCGTGGAGCCTACTCCATTCGGACCATGCCGCGCCGATCAAATCTGGTCGCACATGCAGTACGGGGAATTTCCATACCATGCTGCATCCGATGGGGAAATAGCCTACATTCATGCTGTCTGGGATACCATGCCTGGGTGGACATCCTTTCAGGATGCATTTTCCAGGATTGCAAAGGGGAAAGCGATCTAGCAATGGACCATCTGATTGAATTCACACACACGGGAATACGCCGGCAGCTCTGGGCGCTTTTCCAAGGCAAAAGATCTGATGCAGAGCGTTCAGCAGTAGGGCTTCTGGAGGACCTGGATCTGCACCGATATCGACGGCCCCGTGTCTGGGTGAACGGGAAGCCGATCAAAAGGAGGAAAAATGGCAAAGAAAAAACCTGCAGACCGATGGGAGCATCTGGGTGTCCGGGTGAGGCGCAAAATGCTCAAGCGGCTGCAAGCGCTTGCTGATAAGGACCGGCGGTCAGTCAGCTTTGTTGTCAGGGAGATTCTGGAGGAGGCGCTGCGTGGAAGATGATCTTCAGGACCTGCAGGCCCAGCTTGATCAGGCCAGGAGGAATCTTGCAACTTCGGACAAACTCCAATCACAAAAGGATTTGAGCAAGATGAAATGCCCAAAGTGTAAGACGCAGGGCTTTGCCAATATGACATATCAAACTCTTGCGACTGGATCGGTCATTTTCAAATGCCATGTTTGTCTGGCGACCTGGGAGGAGGAAATCGATGCTTGAAGAAACTAGGCAATACGGAAGCGCTCTAATTTTCAATTTATCCTCAATGGTTGACGGCATAATAAAAGAATGCTCCGATCAGCTTACCGGGACCAGGCTCCGGCGCCTGCGGGCATGGATTACAGAGCAGGCCGAGTATCTTGCTCAAGCGCCGATCGAGCAGCCACCGGATCCAGCAGATGAGGCGGAGGAGCGGTCTTTTATCAAAGCTGCTTTGACCGGGATATGCGCCAATCCAGAATCTGGCCCAGATGGAGTGGCAAGAACTGCCCTCAAAGTTGGAAGGGCAGCGTACAGCATGGCAAAAAATGATCCTTATAAGAGCTGCACACCATAATGAGAGAAATTGAAATCAACACCGCTGAAGTCCAGATCCCTACAGAATGCTGCCTGCGGGAAGTACAGATCTGGTGGGGGCAATGGATTGAGGCAACAATCCCAATGGATGAGGCCTGCTGTGTTGGCTGCCTTGCCAATGAATGGCGCTGGATACAGGTAACTCCATGGGGAGTAATAGCTTGGTGCGATAAATGCGGCGACGATAGCGGGCCGCGGATTTTACAGGAGGAAAAGAGGTACAAGTGAGCGAAATAAAAACAGAAATCTGGACTGCAGTAAACGAGCTTTATCCAAAATTCGTGGAAGCGATTGAGGCCTCCGGTCGTTCGGAAGGAAAAAGAACGGGCGACGGCTTCCGAAGGCAAAGCCGGCGAATGGAAACGGCGCGTTCTTGAAATCGAAGGGCGCATGGAACAGGCAGAAAAACACCGGGATTTGCTTTTGAAAATCCTGGCCATGAATGAGGGGGTGGAAATTGAGTGACGAAATCAAGCAATTCATCAACGAGAAGGTCAACGCAGCCATCAAATGGCGCCTGGAATCTGGGCCAGATGATTTTGACGAGTTGGCGAAGATCAAGGACAAGATCTATGGCAAGTTTGAAAGCGCGGAGCAATACTGGAAATCCTGCGTCGATGGACACAAGATGGCTATGGAAAAGCTGAAAGCAGAAAAAGAGGAGGCCGAACACCGAGAAAAGAAAACCCGCGAAATGCTCCAAGAGATCACGGCCGAATCTGTTAGCGAAAAGACAATGGATTTGTAAGGGGGCAAAAATGGAACACTGTTCAGAGGCAAAGAAAACACTCGAAATCGAGCCGAGATTCGATGTGAGAACTGAAACCACGCCAGAAGGCAAGATCATCCAGAAGATGACCGGCAAGATGATTGAGGAGGTCTTTGACACCAAGGAAAAACAGATGCGGGCAGCCTTGATGGGCCTGGGCTGGATGCCTCCGGAAAAGGACCTGCCGGTAAAGTGTTATGTGTGCGATGCTGACTTGGAATTTCATAATGAAGACGGCACATTATGGGTGCATCCATGTTGTAAAGCATGCTGCGAGGCCCTGGCCAATATGGAAAATGGCAAGGACACGGCTGCCTGCCCTCCAAGCGGTAACAGCACTCGCGTTGATTTAAGCGACATAAGAAGGGACATGAGCATCCAGGGCAACTACCTGAATGACAACAGAAACAACATTCGTGAATTGAGAAAAATTATCGAAAACCTGCAAAATGGACTGAAAGAGCAGCTTGAAACCATGGCCAAGGACATCGCGGCAAACAGGCAAATGATTGCCAATCTTGAAGAACAGTCGAAAGGTGATTGCGGTCCAGATGAAATTGACGCGATAAATGTTGCAATAAACACCCTGCAGATCGATGCCACGCATGACCGCGAAGAACTGAACGCCTGCACTCGTCGCCTGGAGGAGCATTCCGCTGCGCTCAGCAACCAAGACTGCAGAATTGTGCGCCAAGAGCAAACGACAGACAATCTGAAGACGCGAAAAGAGGAAATCGACAGGCTCAATAGCGAGTTGTTTTTCAGGGTGCAGGACCTTGAAAAGAAAATGAAGCACTGCAGGTACGACATCAGCGAGCTGTTTCAGACTGATGGGGAGACCAGGATAGCCACAGAAGGGTTTTCCGATCTGGAACCCATCAAGCCAATTACTGGCGAAACACGAGTATTCATCTGTCCTATTTGCGGAAAAACCGTAGAGGTCGAAAATGTTTCTGTCGTCTTTACCGATAGAAGGTATCCAGGAAAAGAAATCTGCAAGGAGTGCGTAACAAACGAAAACAAATATGCGGTGTACGCAAAACAAAGCAATCCCCTCCTCAAAGACATCCCTTTCAAAGATGACGAAAAAGGGAATGTAGTCCAATGCGAGGAATGCAAGGCTCCAAACGCAGATCGGCAGACAAAGCTTTGCAACAAATGCGCGGAAAAATTGGTGAAAGCCAACAGAAAAGCAAAAGAAGAACTTTATGGCAAGGAGGGCTGATCGATGCCTTTCTGGGTTTTCCTGTTCCTTCTTTTTATTTGCCTCTGTCAGCTTGCGACCTTGGTCATCGTGCTGATGACCATTTTTGAGATAGGGATGGACTGAAAAAGAAAAGAGGAATGCCATGAGCTTCAAATACTTCTGGTCGGAACTCACGCTGAAAAACAACGCCCTGATCGTCGAAAGCACCAAGATGACGATCACGGTCGCCAGCTTCAAAACACAGATGGAAAAGGCCTATGAGGCTGGAAAAAAGGAAGCCATTGGCACCCAAGAGACAAAGGCCGAGGAGGAAAAGGAGCCAGATGTTGACCTGGTCAAAACGAAACAATTGATGGACGTCCTGACCGCCGCAGGGTTTCACCCGCTTGAAGCAGCCAACAACAAGATGCTGGCCTTTGCCGGCGGTGAATTCCTGAAGGGGGAGATCGGCATTGAAGACCTCAAGGGGATCGTCAAAAAGGTAAAGATGTTCAACGATGCAAAGGATATTGCCAAATGATCTTCGGTGAATGCCCATACGAGGATTGCGATGGAAGCCATGCCATACCGCTTGCCAGTGATGCCGAGCTTCCAGCATTCAGCAAAGAGACCTGCGAGACTTGTGGCAGGATATTTTGGCTGAAGCATTCCAGGATCGATCCTGTTGCCTATACGGAAGATGCTGTATTGGTCAACGAGGAAACCAGAAGCGTTGAAATCAAGGAGGTCGCCAAATGAGAAAGCCGCACCCATTCAAGGCCAAGGAGCCATGCGGAGGCGATGCCTGGACCATTTTCCGCCTCGGCTTGAAATGGCTGAAGCTCGAAGGCGACTCCTTCTACGGAACCATTTTCCTGGACCTGAAAGCCGCCAAGCGAATGAGGGATTGGATGGACAGAGCCATTGCCTGGATGGAAGAAAAGGATAAAATGTAGAAATGATCCTGCCTGTCCTCTTCTTCTGCGGATACGCTCCAGAACATAAAAACAAGTTTGCCAATCCCTCCTCTCGGGTAACACTGGCAGACCCGCCTTTTCTTTAGCACGTCAGGGTAGTGGCCACCACATAATGTATTCCCATAGGAAAAGTTTTTCATTCTCTCGAAGAGACCTGGGTTGATCACCCGGGTCTCTTTTTTTTCTTGCTCCTCAAGAAAATTATTAAATCGAATTTTCTTGAAAGTAACTGCCCGACACGTTATCGTCGTGGCCCCCGAACACGACGTTGGCGTACACACCAACACTTGATTTCCAGGAACCCTGTGATATTCTCAAAAAAAAGACAAGAACGTCATCCCTCTCCCACTGAAAGGACGTTTGAATGAACGATGAGCCATTCACAATTGAAGTAGAAGAAAGGGAAGATCCGATGGTCCAGAAAATACGAAGACTCAGGGTCGTGGATCTAAGGGAAGCAGGAAATTCCCAATATCAAATCAAGGGCGATGTTGACACAGAAGACAGAAAACAAAGGTTGAAGGATCATACTACAAGAATACGGTATGAGATGAAGCAGCTCAAGAAAGGCGACCTCCACGAAAAAACACGCCTTTGCTCGTAAGGAAACGACCTTATGTCTAAGTGGAAACCACCAAAGGACATGCCGAAAGATCAGGTGAAGGCGGTCCTGAAGGGCTGGCAATGTGGGGCAAAGAAAAAGGGCGGTAAGGGCTACTGCAAAATGAAGCCAATTGCCGGCCAGGTTGGCCAGCTTCCCCATCGATGCAAGTTCCATGGCGGGGCTTCTCCAGGAGGCCCTGCAGGAAACCTCAACGCCTTCAAATACGGGATTTACACGAACCGGGTGCTGCCAGGCGAAGAGGACATGGCCGAGCATATCAGGAAACAGGACCTTACGGTTTCCGATGAGATCCTGATCATGAAGCTGCGCCTGAATCGGGCCATCCGAGCCCGGGATGACCAGGAAAAGCTGATGCGCGAGGGCACGATCAAGGAGCAGCAGGACGGCATGATCCTGGACCGAATTGCCAGCGAAAAGGGCATGGGCGCCCAGGGGCCTGTGAATAAAACTTCGGTCGAGAAGAAGTTTGTTGATTATGAGCGCGAGATCCACAATCTGACGAACCGGATCCATAAGCTCGTGAATCAGGAAGCGATCCTCCGGGGCGGTGAGGGCGCGCCTCCAGAAGAAAGGGCAAGGCAGGCAAATGCGGCCCTGAAGGCCTTTGAAGACAGCCTGGAGCAAGATGCCGCGGATTCTTAATCCTGGGGAGTCCAAGGTCAAACTCCATCCAAAGCAGTGGGCGTACTACCACAGCCAGGCCCGTTTCAATGTAGCGTCGGCCGGGCGCCGATCTGGCAAGACGGATATTGCCAAGCGCCGTATCTTCAGCAAATCCATGCGCCACCAGAAATACCCCAGGACCAGGTATCTGGTCGGGGCTCCCACGCACCAGCAGGCAAAGAATATCTACTGGGAAGACCTGAAAACCATATTCAAGCCCTGGACCCGCAGCAGAATCATCGAAAGTGAGCTGAAAATCCCGCTTTTCAATGGCGCGGACGTGCAGGTTATCGGCCTGGATAGACCGCAGCGCGTTGAGGGCTCGCCCGTTGACTGGATATTCATTGACGAAATCGATGACATTAAACCAGAAGCTTGGCAGGAAAATATCCGGCCTGCGCTGACCGACCACCTTGGCGGGGCTGATTTTTACGGGGTCCCGGAAGGGCGCAGGATGCTGAAAAAGCTGTTCAGCGAGGCGCATGCGGACAAAAAGGGCGAATGGGCAGCATTCAGCTGGTGGACAGAGCATATCCTCCCCCTGTACCTGGGCAAGGAGGCTGCAGAGAACGAAATCGCGTCGGCCATGGCGGATATGGATGAACACACGTTTCGCCGGGAATATCGTGCAGAATTCGTGGATTTCGCTGGCAGGGTCTACTACTCCTTCAGCCGGGAAACCCACTGCGATCGCCTGGAATATGACGATGAACTCCCCCTGATATTCTGCTTTGACTTCAACGTATCTCCTGGTGTGGCAGCGATTTATCAAAATCAAAGGTATATCGGGAAGCTCAAGAATGTTGATCGTAAAAGGCCTATTTCAGTTGGAATCGGAGAGGTTCACGTCCCGCACAACTCGAACACGGAAATTGTGTGTAATCGGTTGATAAAGGACTGGGGCTTCCACAAGGGCGATATCATGATCTATGGGGATGCCACCGGAGGGTCAAAGGGGAGCGCCCAGCTTCATGGAAGCGACTGGGATATCATCAGAAACATGTTCAGGCCGGTGTTCGGCAGGCGTGCAAGGTACAGGTACAAGCGCGCAAATCCAACTGAAAGATCCCGGGTCAACGCCATGAATACCCGGCTCAAGGCGGCCGATGGGACCATTCGCATGCTTGTGGATCCAAAGAAATGCCCGCATTTGGTTGAGGACTTCGAGGATGTTTCGGTCCTGAAAGGCGGCTCTGGCGAGATCGACAAGAAAAGCAATGAGGACATCACGCACTTGACAGACGCGGTGGGATATTGGATTGAAACCGATTTCCCGGTCACATCGAGAAAAGCTCCGGTTTCAGTGGCGATTTGATTTTTTCCATTTACAAGCGGGATATTTGGGTTATTTTGGATTGAGATATCTTGGTGATGGGTGGAATGTATTTGTGCCATGGCCCTTATGCTGGAAACCCTAGGAGGATTGTGTTGAAGAATAGGATGGCATCCATT